ACAACATGGCCTGCCCGGAGGGATTCGAACCCCCGACCTACGGATTAGAAGTCCGTTGCTCTATCCAACTGAGCTACGGGCAGATCTGGTGGGCCCCCCGTGAGTCGAACACGGCACCAATGGATTATGAGTCCACTGCTCTAACCAACATGAGCTAGAGGCCCTATATGGTGCGACCTTCCGGAATCGAACCGGAACACCTTGCGGCGAGAGATTTTAAGTCTCTTGTGTCTACCTATTTCACCAAGGTCGCTTAACTAAATTCTTTAATCAGCTCATAGTTGCCGTCTGCATCTTCTTCATGGACAGTGACTATGGCGTTTGTTTCTTTGTGTGTGCGCTCTGCGATGCGAATTGCATCTTTCTTACTTGCTGTAGTTTCGATGAGCTCTTGATGCCCACCGTCGTCCTCAGCCCAGACTTCGTATTGAACCCAGTTCATTCTTTTCGGATTGGTTTAATAGATCACAGATATGTAGAGCCAGCTCTTCTGCTTCTGTACGGTTTTCTCTTACGATCACGCACAGCACTCGACCAGCTGGCTCACTTTTGAAATCTCTTACAACGACGTTGCCATCTTTGTAATTAGTAGAATATGATACCCCGTAACGCATACAATATTTAACCTGTGTACTCGCTACGGGGTCCTCGTTTAGAACGGAGCGTCTTCCAATTCGGAAGTGTCAGCAACCTTGCTCTTTGCAGGTGCTTTAGCTTTAGCAGGTGCTTTAGCTTTGACTGCAGGAGTCTTGGCAGGCTTCTCGTCCTTGCGGTCGAGGTAGTCAGCGATAGCAGCCTGTGCTGAAACGCTGGAGAACTCATCAACGCCCTGAATGAACTTGGCAGCATCTACCTTGCTCATTGCAGAGGGGAGTTCAACGAGGGTGATGTCCTCGTGACCGTGTTTAGCCAATACCTTGATACGCAGTACATCATTCGCAAAGCGAACCTTGTACTCGCCGTCCAATTTAGAAGTACCAGCAACGGTAAAAAGTTTGTCAGTAGCCATAATATGCCTCTTTCTGTGTGTGTTTAAAAATTAATGCCTTGAAGCCTATCTTCTCAGCATGTCTCTATTATACAGTCTGATTAGCCATTAGTCAATCACTTTTGGCTAACCAAACCATATTCTTTTTAGTCCAATCTGGACCCTGCGTAGGCTTCAAAACCGTACTTCTTGAACACTTCTGCGGCCGCTTCTGCACCCGCTTCTAGTGTGTCTACGTTCTGAACGCCCAAACCGCTGGGGTTCCAAATGCTGAATGCCTTGGTGTAGTCCTGTTTGACACCTGCTGTTTTGAGCATCTTGCCCAGCTTGGTGTTGCCTTTGACCTTGTAGATGTTAACCCAAGCAAAACCGCAGGCGAACTGATCACGGCCATTAAGCTTGTCATAGAAGAACTTCATTGCCGCTTCGTATGCGGCCTGCTGTGCTTCTTTGACGATTGCATTGACCTGCTCTTGTGTAGTGACTTGCATTATCGCTCCTATCTAGTGTGTGTAAGCGTTAATTATAGCACCAAAAGGTAACCCAGTCAACCTGCGGGTTATTTACTTTCGTGGCTTTTTTACAACACGTGGCTTTTTAGCCACATGTGGGTTTTCAATGGCTTTGCTGAATTCTCTGTCCACATAATACTGAATTAGTTGGCGTTGAATCATTGTAACCAAATCACCGTGATCATTGTCGATGACAAATCTCACTGGGCAGTCTTTCCAAGATAGGTTTTTGTTGAAGTTGGCAAACCAGCGTCTATGATCCTTGTTCGCAGGATCAAAAACCACATACTGTCTACCGTAGAGTGCTAGTTTACTCATGTTGAGTATTTATACTCCGTGTTACCCACTGCCTTACAACTTCTTCCAAAGGAGCAAAGTTATACTCGGGCTCTTTGGGCCGCACCCGCTCCTTTTGCTTCAGATCGTATTCAGTGTTCAGTTCTTTATTAGTTTTCATTCTTCTTCCTCTTCTTTGTTTTCTTCTTCCCACATAGCGGCATCTTCAGAGATGCCAAACGCTTCGTCCAACTCTACAGGCAAGGTCTCAGCGATCTCTTTACTGTCCATACCACCATACTCGTAGTAGTCATCAAACCCGTCTTCCCAAATGCCTGCGAAAGCCATGCCGCATTCGTAATACATAGCACGGATTCTAAAACCCAGTTCCTCCAGTTTAGCGTATGCTGTAATAGGAGGGCTCCATGCTGAGTCAAAGCCCAACATCAATCCGCCAGGAATGTCCTGTGCAGGGTTGCCATCGGCACCAACATCCCACTTGGTACCCCACTCGTTGACACAGAAGTCATACCAGTTGGTGTAGCCGTGTGTGATGCGATTAAACTCTTCTTTGAGTTCATGCTCTGCTCGTTCTGCTTCAGGAACTGAACCTGCCACAATCTGTAGATCCTTGGGCACTGGAATGAACTCATCAAGCAAACGACCGTCATTAAACGCAGATCGCACCCGCTCAATCATAGCAGGGTCATCATGGTAGATCTCTACCGAATTATTACACCAATTAGGCATCGAAAGTCTCCTCACCAAGTTGTTCAACAGTTTCTTCAATTACACCCAAGTCCAGGATGCGGGCAGTTTGATCTTCGTTGCTGACACCCTGGAAGGCTGTACGGAACGATTGGTTCTCTGCAAGGAAGTCGTATACATCCAAACGATCCCAAGTGTCAGGCACTTCCAGCTCTTGTGTGAGCAGGGTTCGAACAATGACTTTCATACAACCTCCGAATCGTATTCGTAAAATGTAACAGCAGGGTCCAACTTCTTCAACTGCTTTGCGGCAGTCATCAGCTCTTTGTATCTCCGATTGACCTCTGCGCGAGGAAGTTCCCCATCGCAGGTCAAGTTCTCAGGGCTCAAAGCCGCATCAATCATATCTGCGACACGCTGACGACCTTTGGCAGTCTTGATCTCGTATTGCTCGCCGTTGAAGAAACTGTTCCAGTGATTCTTCTGTGCAATGAACTCTTGTAGTGCTTTCATCTATCGCTCCTTTTGTGTGTCTGTATGTATGTATTATAACGCCAAACGGTCACCGCGTCAAGCGGAACCGATCAATAACCCTATCTGCATCAGGGGTATCTTCTATCTGATCAAAGGTCGCGGCAGTCATCAGCTCATAGACTACACGGGCATCGTGCCCAAAGACCTTAAGGATCACATTGACTTCTTCTTGTGTTTCAGCTACCCACAGCAGGTCTGCGATCTTAACTTGGGCAGGGTTTTGCAGTTTCAGTTCCATGTTGGTTCCTCAGAGTTTAGTGATGATCCAGCACTTGACAGCAAAGATTGCCGCTACGATCAGTGTGGTTACGATAATTTCAGTGCCTGTCATTGTGTGCTCCTTATTATTCACTATACCTATAGTATAGCACCTTTTGGCTAGGGCGTCAACCTCGGTGTTGCATTAAAACAACAGGTCGAGTGCGGGGGCGGACCCAGGTTGCAGGCTACAGGTCCTATGGAGAGTAGCCAGGCGATAGGGTCCGCGAAACTTATGAATTGACTGTGTCGAAGGGACTGTAGATGTCCTTGATCAGACGCTCTTGTGCAGACTCGTCCCACTCATCAAAGGGCTTGCACCCTTGCTCTGCGATCCAACCCAACACCAGCTCTTTAGGGCAGTCTAGCTCACGGGCGATCTGTCCTGCATTCTTGCCCTCAATATAGAGCTGTTCAATGTCGTATGCTAGTTCACTCATTACACTCATAGTGTCTCCTCAGGTAGGTAAGCGATTAGGGATTCTTCGTCGAGCTTGAACAGCAACTCTTCAATGGCTGTGGTGTCCATGTTCTCAATGTCTAATTGAAACTGAGTGATCGCAAGATCAACCAGCTCTTGCTTATCACGGGCCATGGCCCGTTTGCTTTGGAATCCAGTCATTATGCTGTCTCCTCTTGTGCGAGACGATCTCGCTCGTCTTCTAGGGCCGCATCCAACTCAATGTAGCCGTCGCCGTGCTCTGCTACAAACCAAACAGCCTTGCCGTTGACGTTGCGCAGGATGTACTCGTATTCCTCGTACTGGTGGTTCTCAACATAGTCCGCATAGTCTTTGAAACGCTTGGCCGCTACACCAGTCTCGCCACGATCGCGAGCGTAGAATGTGCAGGCGCCTTCAGCTATGGCTGCTTCATACAATGCTTCGTCTTCCTTGCTACCGTGTGGACTGAAAGGATGTGCTTGGCCAATAACTTTGCCCAAGCTAGACAAGTCACCCATGTCGATCAAGTCGCGCAGTTTGAACGGATCGTTGTAGTATTGGAACAAGATCTGTCCGTTGTGTGACAAGTAGCCGTCCCAGTGGCAGTAGACCTGCTCAACTGTGCCGTCTGCGTACTCAAGTGCAATAGTGCTTCGTGTTCCCATAGTTCGCTCCTGTGTGTGTTTAAGTCTTAATTATACTGCCTTTTGGCAACCTTGTCAACCGCTTCAAGTGCGCTTTGGAAGGAGTAGGCCTCGCCGATCAAGCGCCTGTGCTCACGTATCTGCAGTCTGCGCCAACGTGGGCTGTAGGTGATCTTAAACTGTCTGCCTTCAACAGCTACCGTAGTAGTAGCACCGCGACTCGTAACTTCCATCGTCTGCTCCTTTGTTGCTATGTGTTAATTATAGCGTCTTATGCTAGCTCAGTCAACTGGTAGTCTACAATAACCCTACTGCCTGTACGGGTTAAGAACAGCTTGGTGCTGTCAGTGCCGCCCTCTACGAGAAAGACTGCCATGTAGCAGATCTGCCCGCCGTTGGTAATGCCTAGGAACTTACACGATGAGAACGCTGGGCCTTTGTAGCCGTTGTCTCTGGCCAGCTTGGTCAAAGTAGGGGCATGGTAAGAGATCATCTCTTGTAGTGTGTCTGGTGTGATCATTGTGTGTCCTTTAGATTAAAATGGTGCTTCTGATTCGCACAGGCCGTCCTTTTCCATCAGCGTCTCTAGTGCCTCACGCACACGGTCGCTAGTGTCGAGGAAGAATGTATAGTCGCCTAGTGTACGCTTGTCTTCGTCGTCAATGTATTCAAAGCCGCCGTAGTAGTTGAAGCTTCGTGCGTCACCGTCTACAATAATGCAGTCCAAGTTCTCGCCAACATAAGCTCGGCCACAGCGCATATCCAAGCCCAAGTCGTTTGCGCTTACACGGCGCAGGCCCTGTACATGACGCTCCACAGCATATTGGATCTCGTCAATCATTTCTAGTGTGTCTGTGAATTGCATAGTTTCGCTCCTATTGCGTTGTTGATGTGTTAATTATAGCATAAAAAGGAACCATTGTCAACTCTCTGTCTCTACCCGTAAGCGCATCTCTCACAGGCTGTGACGGTCATTACTTCCTACCGTATCCGTCAACCTCAGCTTTCGCCTTGCCTTCTTGGACTGTAAGATTGCGTGGGTGCCCCTTCGCTTCTCTCTTTACAGTCCCTAACGGTGTAGGTAACCTTTTTAACTATCTATGTGTCTATTATACTGCCAAACTGTCTTGCTGTCAACAACCCTACGGGTCGTAGGGTCTTTAACTTGCTACATAATCTTCCGGAACTTCGTCATCTATTACTGTGCATAATACATTAAAAGCGTCTTGTATTTTGTCGTTATCTTCAAAGTCAGTGTCTACTAACATTTGAAGTTGACTTAATAATGTAAAAATGTGCTGTTTATCTTTTGACATAGTGTTCCTTTGTTGCTATGTGTTAATTATAGCGCAAAGGGCCCAAACAGTCAACCAACAGCGTTGTATAACCCTACAAGCCCTATGGCTAATGCTACAAGGTTGACCACGGCCTGCGGCACATTACGTACCCGCAAGGCCCATGCCAAAAATGCTACAGTACCTACAGCGAACACGGCAATATTGTAGGGGTACATTGTAGGGCCTATGCTGTTAAGCACGTGCCCCGCAATAATTGCCACAGCGCCTAGCCACTGTAGCGCATTGTCTACGTGCTTATAACTCACGCAGTAACCCCCATACGTGCTCGCACGTAGTCTGCTAGTGCATAAGCGTCACAGCTAACACGCCCCTCGTCTTGCATACCTTGTTCGCTGTAAGTAACAGCTTCTGCAGCCTCAATGCTAATGCCTGCCTTAATAAGCTCTGTACGCACACACTCCAAAAATGCTGTGTCTGTGTAAATTAAGCCCAGCTCGTTGTCGTCCCAAGTAGCTGTGTCGTATATTACAGCCAAGTCTCCGTCAAAATAATCGCCTTCCTCTGCTTCGCTAGCAATATACATTGTAATGCTCTCTACAAATACTTCTTTTGCAGTTTCGCTCCAATAGCCGTCGCCGCTAGTGTTAAACATTTTGTTAACAGTAATGTCTAGCGTAAAGCCCTCGTCTGTGCGTGTAACGTTTTGCATAGTTCGCTCCTATTTAAAACACAATTATAACATTAATCTACGTAGTAGTCAACTTCGTCTGCTAGTTGCGTAAGTGTCCTAGTCACTTCTCCAAAGCAGTCTAGCTCTGCAAATTGCATGCCGTCGCACTCTGCTTCCATAAGCAAAGTCTCTACTTCTGCTAGTTTAGCAAAAATCTGTTCTTTAACTGTCATCTCTCGCTCCTTTGTTGCTATGTGTGTATTATAGCAGATTTTGGCAGGGCTGTCAACAACCCTACACAGCGTAGGGTCTTTCTAGATCACATTGACCAGTAGAGCTCCGAGCTTGGGTCACAGCTTCGCGGAGTGTCATGCGGGATCTGTATAGCCGCACCCGACATCAAGTTGACCACAGTCTTCATTGTGGGCACCGTCTCTATGCGGAATCCCTTGCTGGTAGGCCACAGCTCGTATTGTAGTTCGCGGACTTCTCGCTTCATCTCTGCGGCATCCCTGTTCTGCCAAACTGTAGTGCTGACCAGTCGCTCTCCCGTCTTTGTACGACGGTCCGTCTTGTAGATGTACATTGTATGACTCTGTTTCATTGTCGCTCCTTTGTTGTCTATGTTGTTATTATAAGCTCAAACGGGCTGGATGTCAACCACCCGGCGCACGAAGCCCGAAGTGTCTTTCTTTGCACGGCCCTTGGCCTTAAGACCAATAATGCCCACTTTAGGGTCTAGGATGGGAATGTCTGCAACCTTGCGTCCCAAGACCTTTGTATAGTCGTAGAACTGTAGTGTACTGAACGTGTCAAAGATGTTCTTGCCCATGTTAGGCACTGGATACTTCTCCCAGCTCAAATCGCTAGTACCGTTCAAGCGGAACACAGGCACTAGGCCCTTACGGCGAGCATAGTTCACAGCTCGCATGATGTCCCCGACAAGATCTGACATAAAAGCATCGCGATTGTCAAAGAAGTACTGAGTCTTGCGGATACGTGCCCGTTGTATGACATTGGTGTTCTCGCCACGTTTGAACATACCGCCACGACCTGCGGTGTTAAGGCAAGCGGCAGTACAACCTGCAGTTCGCTTGGGGCAAGTCTCACGCCCGCTCAAGTCTGCTGGCGCAAGGTGCAAGATGAAGCTCAAATAGCCTTTTGCCGTGCCCTTTTGGATTTTGGGGTTTGCTGTGGAAAGTAATTTAAACACGGTTCGCTCCTTGTTGTTTACTGTAGCCTTAATTATAGCAGATATCTATAACCCAGTCAACCTGCGGGTTATAGATACTGATCGTTCAACGAAGGTGCTAGCTCTTTGACCAGCTCGCGCTCGTAGGCATAAGCTTCCTTGCGGCCACGTATGACAGCAAGAACACGATGCGACCAAGCAAGATCTAGTCCGCCAGTCTTCAAGTATACGTACAAGGCCCAAAGACGGTTCTCGTTCTTTGCACGGCTCTTGTGCTTGCGCCAACGCTCGTTTACGACCTTGGTGACATTGGGCTGGCTCTTACGGGTCAGGCCAATATAGTTATTTCCCAGCTCGTCCACCATCTCGTAGATGATGTAGTTGCAGTCTGATCTGGTCTTACGTCTAGTCATTGTTCGCTCCTTCACTATGCCTATAGTATAGCATGTCCCGCCCAAACTGTCAACCCCAGGCCGCACTCGATCTGTGGCTGTTATGCCACACTGTGCGGGGCAGTTAAACGAGCAATCTCTGCAGACATTTTAGCAATTTTTTCTTGCTCCAATTTTACAATAAATTTTGCTTTTTTAGCTTCAATGTCCCTGCGAAACTTTGCAGTACTTACATTAAGCATCAAACTCGTTTGACCGTAGCTTTGCAGTGTATTTTGTACATTGTAGACTCGGGCGCGGGCCGCTGACATAGCGTATGCGTTAACTGTAGTTGCGTATTGTCCCATTTAGTGCTCCTTCTTACTGTATGCGCTTATTATAGCATTTTGGCCCGCACCCGTCAACGGGCTAAAAGAACACACACAGACAGTAGGGTCATTGACAGCCAGCCCAAAAGACAGTATAATAATGACATGTTCGAACATAGTGGGGGTGGACGGCGACTGTGGGCGAGTGGTTCTAGGTTAGTTAGCACTAACTAACCTGTGGACAAGCTGTGGATAGATTCTGGTGTGGCTTTTGGGCAACGGTGGGGGAAAAGTTATCCACAGCTTGTCCACAGTGGCAGAAACGCAACATGAAAAAGTTATGCACAGAGTTATCCACATAGATTTGCCCCTGAACTATTGCAAACCAAAGTATTACCCCTGCCCCTAGTTGCGAGATTCTTTTGGTTGACCCCGCCCTTAACCTTCACGAAATTCCCATACGCCCTCGGGCATGGGTTCTATAATATAGTCAGCGGCCGCACCTTCACTGTTGAACGAATCCCAATCACAGCGACTGTTGTCTATAGTGCTCTTAAAGCATAGTATATGATCTGAATCACTGTCACGACTGATCACAACGCGATGTGTACGAAACTGTATATAGCCTAGCTGAGTAATCATAGTTGATCCTTACTGTATCCTGTATAGAGTATTTACTAGTATGTGATCTAGAATGTGAAAAAGTGCAATCTAGATTCCACCACCGTGCGTACAGAGTCAATACGGTCAGGCAATCCCACTGAAAAGTGTGGAAAAGTGTGACAAAGTGCAAAAAAGTGCAACAGATCCTAGATTTAGAGTCAGAATCAAGGATCATCATGGCAAGGCATAGAATTTTTATTTTTCTCAACGGTGGGGCAGAACGGCTATGCAAAAATACTCTCCCAACCTTGATCACACGCTTGATCACACACCCTCCTTCCACCATAGATTCACAGTGATTTCACCAAACAGCCCTCACGATCGATTCTATAGCACGGTTCTTGCTAGTCCAGGGCCAAAAATTCGCGTGCCGATCTCTTGCTGGCGCTGCCGCTTCGCGGTCTAGGGCATCTGGACCTAGCTCAAAAGGTTCTCTCACCCTAGCAGCGGGGCCTGCGTATAGTATAGCTAGTTCACTGCTCGATATGTCGATGCGTGAGTATAGGCCGTCACTAGCAGCGGGGCCTTGACTATATGTGTATGTGTATGCGTGTGTGCGTATGCGTATACAGTCGATACAGAGTGCTACAGCGGGGCCTGTGCTTCTTTTGGCTAGATTTAAGATATATACTATACTATGCGAGCTAGATGCTATGACTGTTGGAGTGATGATCTTTATGTACGTGAACAGGTTTGGCTCTGTAGTCTTTGGCTCACTACTTTACCCGCAGGAGGACTACGCTTTTGGATCAGAGAAGATCGCATCAGTCTAGCTTTGTTAGCAGACAGTCTACTGGTGTATCAGCCCAAGTTTGACTACTATATATAAGCACTATGTCGTTTACTCAGTGTATAGAAGATGATCTAGTATATTTGGCTGCGCTGGCTTTGGTGCTGCTATGGGCTTTTTGTCTAGGCGGTTTCATAGGATTTCTATGCGTATTGTGATCAGTTCAGATCGCTACATATCAGAGCTATGGGATCACTGTCAGCGTGATCACAGTCTATGGCAGGGTCGCTATTACTGCATAGACTCAGATCCCTGTGCTTGGCAATTGGTTGTAGACTCCACACCCGGGTTGACTCTGTTGTTGATCAAGTACAGTGAAATTATCACAGTGGTCAGGCAAAATCATTAAATATCCCTGTATCAAGGAGAATTTATGCGACTCACAGTGTTTGGCTGCTCATTTGGCGACTATCTTCAGGGCGGCGTAGCTCGTGTATATGGAGAACGTTTGGCCCTTTTGTTGGGGCGAGACTATCAACACGAAAGCCGAGGTGGCAGCAGTTGCCGTAGACTATGGCGCAGATACTGGGAGTTGACGCAGGCAGGCCAGTTAGCGGACAGCATCAACATAGTACAGTACACAGAGCCCACACGCACAGAGTTTTGGGCTGCACGACCACCCTACTCATCATGGCAGACGCCCAGTGCGCCAGGACAGCCTCCGGCATTCAATGAAGAACCACACTCAGGGGGCACAATCCTACGCTATAAACTGGGCAGTGATCAGTGGCAGAACACGGGCCAGGATCAGCGTTTTTTCAGCATGTACGAGCAGGGCTATGTGTCAGCTGAATGGGCTCGTCATGAATGGTCTTGGCAGCATGACTACTTTCAACAGTGGATCACAGCTCTAGGGCATCGAACTATATTTCTACGCAGCCGCATACACCCTGAATACCCCCTGCTGGATCATTTGGAGCGGGCCAGTTTCCGGGATCCTTGGCAAGAACTCACGGCTGAGCAATATCGCTATGAGCCTGAAGATACTTGCCATATGAACGATCTGGGTCACAGTGAGCTGGCCGGCCGTTTGGCTGATCATATACGGAGTTTGGGCTGGGGTTGACACTCTGGCTGTTTGACCCTATAATAAGGGCAACAACAACGAAAGACCCTGATGAACTATCACTATCACCGTAGAACACTCACAGCCTCAGAGCAGGATCATCCCTATGTACAGGAACTGCTGGGTTTGTTGCCCGCTGTGGAAACAGCCATGCAGGAGTTTGCCCAGGGCATGATCACCCTGGCCCAGTATCTCAAGGCCATTGAAGCTTATGATCGTGTCATCTACGCTCGCTTCTACGAAAAGCCCCAGAAAACCAACCCAATCAACACATTCCAAAACAAGAAGTACTCAACTTGGCGTGAGCAGAAATGGGCTCCCGTGTTTGAACGGGTGCGCCAGCATCTTTTGGCTCAGCCCCAGTGGCAGGGTCATGATCTCACAGTGATCCAGAATCACGCTGTGTTGGAAACTGTCTATGCTGGGGGCTATGTGGCCCGCAAGGACGCAGATGGTGGCCTGGCTCTGCGAGTCACTGTCAACGGGCGCAGTGAATTGGCTCCTGTGATCACTGTAGAAGACAAGGGTGGGCATTGCTGTAGCTATCAGACCAACTCTGTGAACGCCATGGCCCTGCGCCTGCATCAGAGTTTTCCCAACGAAAAGAGCATGTTGATCACAGACAACAATGTCAGCGTGGGCCGTAAAATTGGCGTGGAAATTGCGGACAACATCAACATCTTTGTGCTGGAACGTGGCTCAAACCGCAGGCATGAAGCTTACCCTCCTTTGGCCCTGGATCGTTGGCAGCGTGTGCTGGATCTACTGACTGCCAATTTAAGCCGTAGCCAACCACAGGACTTCAGTGCCTATACTGTGATCAACAGTGGCGCCACGGGCTGTCTGCGTGACATATTGGACAGGGATGGTCTGCTGGTAAATTGGTAAATCTGTGGTTGACTCTCTGAGAGTTTGGCAGTATAATAATCACATGTTCAACTAGTTCGGAGCGAGCCATGCAGGCAGTCAAAGAGATCACAGTTTGGGAAGGCAGTACTCAGCCCAATCACACTTATCTATTGGACGGCGATCGAATGGTTGCCTACATCAAGTTTGGGCAGGGCGAGCCCTTCTACTTCAAACAGCCAATTCGAATTGATCGTCGTGGTCGCAAGTTTGAACAGCTTCAGCAGAACCCATTTGCTGAACAAGGGCCCAAAACCAATCTCATTGTGCATATTGGCAGCAAAGGCGATCAGTACTTTGTGGACCCAGAACTCAATACCTGCACCTGCCCGGGATACACTTTTAGAGGCACCTGCAAGCACACCAAAACTGCTTGACAGCCCAGCAGAAATACCGTATAATTAACACATACAAACACAGAGAAAGCGAGCGACAGCAATGATTTTGAATACTGCACCACAGGATCAGGCAGTTCTTTCCAACGTAGGCCAAATCGGCGAGTTCCGTATCCGCAACTCTGCCAAAGCATTTAACATTTTGAGCTCGGGCCTGTATGCCAACAAGATCCGTGCTATCATCCGTGAATTGAGCTGTAATGCTGTGGACAGCCACGTGGCCGCAGGTCGTTCAGCTACACCCTTTGATGTACATCTTCCTAACCAACTAGAGCCTTGGTTTGCAGTACGAGACTACGGCACAGGACTGTCACATGATCAGGTTAATAATATCTACACTACGTACTTTGAGTCCAGCAAGACTGATAGCAATGACTATATTGGCGCTCTTGGGCTTGGCAGTAAGTCTCCTTTTAGTTACACTGATAACTTTACTGTGACCGCAGTTCGCGATGGGCGTCGCGGCATCTATACCGCGTTCATCAACGATCAGGGCATACCCAGCATTGCGCTCATGGCTGAAGAACAGTCAGATGAGCCCAGTGGTGTCGAAGTCAAGTTTGCTGTCAGTGACTACTATGACTATCGCAAGTTTGCCGACGAAGCTCGCTATGTCTACACCTATTTTGGCCTGCGCCCTGTGATCAGCGGTGTTGACGGCTTTGAGTTCCACACTTTGGACTACGAAGCTCGCGACATCGTGCAGGGTGTACATCAAATCAAGAACAGTCTGCACAGAAATCGCAGTATTGCTATCATGGGCAATATTGCCTATCCTATCGAAGTGCCGCAGGCAGAACAGAACTTGGGCTCTTTGGCTCGACTGTTGAACTGTGCTTTGGAACTGCACTTTGGCATTGGCGAACTAGACTTTCAAGCCAGCCGCGAAGGTTTGAGCTACATTCCACAGACCATTGACAGCATCAAACGCAAGCTCACTGAACTGAACTCAGTGCTGGCTGACAGACTCAAAACAGAAGCAGACAGCATGGACAATCTCTGGGATCGTGCTATGTTTTTGGCACAGCGTAAGAACAACGATCTTTGGAGTGCCGCTGTCAAAGACTATGGTGTGATCGCCACATTTGATCCTACTACCTATACTGGTACTGTGAATCAACGTGTGCGGTTGGACACACTGGAATCTGCATACAATATTCGTGTGTCTGGCCTACAGAAAGAGCCCGGCCGTACCACTTTCCACACTTTGAAACTGGAAACAGTCTACGGTGAAACTGATGCCAACGGCAATCGTGACACTTATCAAGAGTGGCGCTTTCCTGTTAACCACAGTGATCACTATGTTATTTCAGATGTCAAACGTGGCGTCAAAGAACGTGTCAAACATCACTATCGTGCAGCCAAAGCACAGTCTACTAGAAACATCTTTGTACTAGAGCCTGTGAACAAAGACCTGCCCATGAAGTTAGCTGAGTTCTTTACTGCGATCAATGAAACACCTTTGGCACAGAGATTGACTGCTAGCTCACTGACAGAAAAGCCTCGTGCCACTGCTGGTAACACGGGCAATGCCAGTGTGCTTCGTTTGGTTGAAAGCCGCCGTAGCCGCTACAGCAGGGCAATGGTTTGGAACAATGCAGGATCTGTTGCAGACTACGATCAAACCAAAAACTTCTACTATGTAGAAATGGCTGGCTGGACTCCTGTGGGCATTCCAACCAAAGACATTAAAAACTTTCACGAATGGATCACCCGTGCTGATCTTGGTGTAGACACTATCTATGGTGTCCGTAGCAAAGATATCCCCAATGTTCGCAAGCAGAAGAATTGGATTGAGTTGGGCGGATTTATCCGTGCTAAACTGGCTGCATTGGACATGAACAATGTCATGGGATTGGTTAAAGAGAGCATTGACTTTAAGAACAAGTTCAAGTATACTAGTGCTAAACTTAATCACAACAGTCCCTACTACAAGCTCTACGCTGAATTCAAAGATATCAAATCAATTGATTCAGACAAGCAGTATTGGCTCAAGCAGTTGTGCAAGGTCTATGGTATTGTCATTGCCAATGTCAACACTGAAGATCTAATTGTGCAATACGAAAATAAGGTTAAGGTTATTTGGGATCGTTACCCAATGTTGTCGCAGTTATCCAGTTACGGTGTCAACGTTGATGTGGTAGTTGATTATATTAATATGGTAGATCAAACGAAAGGAATTTGAAATGAGCTATCCCTACTTGATTCAAGGCAGTAATGTTGTGGTTGTCATTGACAACAAGCCTCATACTGTGAGCAAAACCCATATCAGCTACCAACGTGTGGTTGATGCTATCAAAGCCAGTGACTGGGAAACAGTCAAACAGATCATTGATCCTGTTAAGGTAGTGCTGAACTACGGACAGGGACATGTCAGTGTAAAGGGCAGTACCCTGTATTGGAAAGACGAACCTTTTGCGGGTGCTCTAGCCACTCGAATGATTGCCATGTTAGAGGAAGGCTTTACTATTGAGCCTATGGTTGAGTTCATGCACAAGATGATGAAGAATCCTTCAAAGCGAGCAGTCACTGAACTCTACGGCTTCTTGGAAGCCAACAATCTACCTATCACTCCAGACGGTTGTTTCCTTGCCTATAAGAAAGTTCGTGCAGACTATCTAGACTGCCACAGTGGCACTATGGATAACTCTGTTGGACAGATTGTTGAAATGGAACGCAACCAAGTTGATGACAACAAAGACAACACCTGCTCTACAGGACTACACTTCTGCTCGCAGGAGTATTTGAAGAGCTTCAGTGGCGATCGTATTGTGATTGTTAAGATTGATCCTGCTGATGTAGTGAGCATTCCTACAGACTACAACAACTCAAAAGGTCGTGCTTGCCGCTATGAAGTTATTGGTGAGTTAGAAGTTGAGCCAGGCAAGGCTTTTGATCGTAGTGTCCAAAGCAATGCTCACGGTACATACACTGTTCCGACACAACCGAGTTGGGGGACTACTCCGATCACTGCGGCAGAACCAAAGCTGGGCAACAGTGCATTCTACAAAGGCTATTCAGCAGGCTTCCAAAGCAGTTACAATGCAACCGATGATCATTACGGCAAGGATCGTTTGAACTATCGTGAAGGCTACGAAAAAGGATCAGATGATCGCATGTATAGTGGTAATGAACGCTATCGTTATACCAGCACACCAATCCCAACAGGTGCTTGGCCTTTCCCTAACAGATCTTAAATAGAGTATTAAAATGTTTAATTGGTTTAAGAAAATAGATATGCCTACACCAACACCGGTGCCCGATATCGAGCCTCCTGAAAAGCCCGCAAATGTTTTTTATCGTATTGGCACTACGGATCAAAATCGTGTGGCTTTTCAAATGGGCTACAGTGAAATCACAATGGACAAAAAAGGCGTAGACAATATGATACGCCAACTGGCAGTATTTCGAGATCAATTAGACGACGATGTTGATGAACAAACTACTACAGAATGAGCTCTCTAGCAGAATACTTTGCGGCTAACCGTCCACAGGCAAAATGGACCTTTGGAGAACGAGTCTACGGTAAGTTCAATGGTATTCCGTTTATAGGAACCACAGGTGGTGAAGGGATGGTCAATGAAACAGAAGGCAGTCTAGTCACTGTGTTCATTGACCTTCCTATTAAATTTAAAAGTGTGTGGCACACAACCTTTATAAAGGTCAAACCAAAAGATATAAAGCGTTTGACTGTATTTTAAGAATGGCTAAAATTGTAATTGCAGGAGACAGTTGGGGTGCAGGCATTTGGAAACCCGGACAAAATGCCACAGTAGAAGGATCCTTTGCTGACATCCTTGCTCAAAGAAAACATACAGTAACTAATCTAGCAGAAGGTGGCTTTTCGAATTATGATACATTCTCTGCACTATTCCAACACCTGCTAACCAAAGATCCAATCTGTCATATAATTTGGATACAGACAGATCCGATGAGAGATTTTAGAATCAAAGGCGACAACATTACAATAAACAACGAAATTGTTCCAGCCTATGATTTTTCAAAACTAAAACATTTCTTTACTAACAACGATCGTTCGCTAGAAAAGTTTTTGATTAGTCATTTGGCTACAACTTATTTTTATCTAGATAAGTTAGCTGAACAGTTTTCTTTTAAAATACATTGCCTAGGCGGGTGCGTTCGACTGTTAGATTCAATCTCTAGTTATAAAAATCTTTCGCCGTTGATTCCTAGCATACCCGAGCTATTGATAAAAAGACATAGGGATAGTATATTTTACAATACTGAGTCCTGGCTAAATTATCAACTGCCAAATTTCTTACATACGCAGACCCTAGACATGCAGGGTCTTAAAGATTGGGACTACTGTTACGGGCAGTATTGTACAAAAGTGGCAGCATGGAGAGATTCTAATTTTTTTAAACTAGATAATGATCATCCAGATTACGAAGGTCATGCGGTGATAGCTCAACAGTTGATAACAAAGTTAGATTTGTAGTAATGTGCGTATAAATATCTTAAAGGGGACACCTATGAAATTAATTATTATCGCACTGTCTGCTGTCCTGCTGTCAGGATGTGCTATAACCGCTAATCCCGAAGTAGAGAAATCTTTATCAAAAGATCGAACAATGTCTGACATGGCTAAAACAGCACTGATAAACGAAATGCTAAACAGCCCAGATCCAGCTGTGAGATTAGAAGGTTCAAGAATTGCTAAAGAATTTATTGTACCAAAGAAAAACTGGTTAGGTCAGTGATTGTTCCATTAAGTGCTTCCCCTGACAATAGAGAATACGCACAATTCACACAGAGTCTTTATAATCCTGAAGTAAAGACTATCTTATTGTTATCGCCATACGAATGGTATCCTCCTGTAATGGACGGACTTGGATCTCAAAAGTTCCTAGAGAAAATTAAAAACTCTACCAAGCGAAAAGATCTTACTGTAGAGTCTGTGATCGGATTGCACTCTAGTGCTGTAACCCCATTGGACAGTCACTTTATGACTATGCATCATTGGCCCACGTTCTGGCTTTCTTATTTTTATTATTCGTACCCAATTAAGAATACTGTACCTACATCTACCAATGACAAACTGTTTATTGCCCTTAACGGTAAGCCCTACGATCACCGTTGTGTGACTATGGAAATGATGTCAAGATATGGACTGCTTGAAAAGCCTATTCAATTAATTGCAGCCACTGGTACCCTCAAGTATGGATTTGCATCGTGGAACAACCTCGACACTAAATTTAAATTTAAGTATTGGACACAGGACTTATATAAACTAGACACTAACTTTGGCAAAGATGAATATCTTACAAAGATACCAGAACAGTTCAATCAAGCCTTTATGAACCTTGTATCAGAAAGCTCAATGACCACAAGTCAGATTACAGAAAAGACAGCTAAACCTTTGATGCTAGCAAAACCATTTATTGCTATCGCTCCAGTAGGCTATCATACTGTGTTGCTCAAAGATCTAGGCTTTGAATTGTATGACGAAGTATTTGACTACAGCTTTGACACTGTCCAAGACAGCTCAACAAGGATAGAAGAAGTAGTTAAGATGCTTAAACCAATGTTGCATTTTAAGAAAGCAGAACTAGATAATCTATATGCTAAATTAAAAGACAAGCTAGCCCATAACAGACAGAGATTCCTAGAGTTGGCCACTGATCTACAGTACTGGCCAAAGATACTTGTAGACCAACTAGAATCAAATCCCGACTCTGTATTAGATAACAACATTGTTAAAATGTACAGACATTTTAAATTGACTTAATAAGTTTTGACTTTGCAATACATTTAATGTATAATGTATCTAACAGTAAGGCTCTTCGCTGAGCTTTTCTTATTTGTATTATTAATTTTTCCTATAAGTGCCATTAAAATATTTTTAGGAAAAACCTATTGATTTTGTATTTTAATAGGCTATATAATATGCATATAGAACACTTGTTCTAGATAGTTTTCAAATCACACACAAAGGAGAAACACATGAAAACAGTTGGAGATAAATTAACAGCATTTGCAGTCACAGGAGTGAAGCCCGGACAGCCAGAAGACGCTTTCTACACTATTACAGAAAATAGTTTTGAAGGCAAGTGGAAGGTAATCGTTTACTATCCAAAAGACTTTACATTTGTTTGCCCTACAGAGATTGTAGCATATGATAAGTTAGCACAAGACTTCACTGATCGAGACGCAGTATTACTCACAGGAAGCACAGACAATGAGTTCTGCAAAGTGTCATGGCAGAAAGCACACAGTGATCTACAAAAGATCACGCATCATCAGTTCGCTGATACTGCTCGCAATGAGTTAAGTTTAATTGATCAGTTAGGTGTATTTTATCAACCAGCAGGCGCCGCACTTCGCGCAACATTCATTGTTGACCCAGACAACGTTATCCAACACGTCACAGTCAACAACTTGAACGTTGGCCGTAGCCCAGAAGAAACGCTTCGTGTATTGGATGCGCTACAAACTGGCGAGCTATGTGCTTGTAATCGTACAGTAGGCGGCGAAACACTTTAATCGGAGGATGTATGCTTGAATGTCTAATTGTTGGAGATAGTATTGCAGTAGGAGTAAGCCAAGTTCGTACAGAATGTCAGGCCATTGTCAAAAGCGGTATTAATTCTGACAGTTGGAACAAACAGCATCTGCACAAACTCAAGCCAACTAAAACACTGATTATCAGTCTTGGAGCCAACGACCTTGGTGTCAACACAGAAGTTAACATACGTAAACTTCGAGAGGCTGCACAGGCTGACAGAGTGTTTTGGTTGTTGCCTAGTCAGAGATTAAAACCTGATCAGGTTCGTGCAGTTAAATTTGTAGCACAAGACTACAACGACACCGTTATACCAAGACCTGAACGGGATATAAGCAATGACGGTGTTCATCCGACCTATAAAGGGTATAAAGTACTAGGAGAGTTAACAAGATGAGTTGGGTAGACACACTTAAAGAAGCATTACCAGATTATGCTAAAGATACAAAATTAAATTTAGATGCAGTTATCAAACGTAGCTCAATACCAGAAGTTGAAGCCAACGGTTGCGCTCTAGCAGCCGCAATGGCCACAGGTAACGGTAAGCTACTTACTTGGATTGCTAGTACCTTTGAAGATGTACAGGAAAGAGATGCCGCACTGACTGCTGCCGCAATTATGGCACAGAACAACATATGGTACCCCTATGTTGAAATGGCTGAAGACGAACAGTTGAAAGGCCTGCCAGCACAGTTGCGTATGAATGCCATTGCCACGCATGGTGGAACTACCAAGGCACGTTTTGAAAGTTACAGTTTGGCAGCAAGTATTGTTGGCAAGTGTCACTTCTGTGTTAAGGCACACTACGACACACTCAAGAAGGAAGGCTATTCAGTAGAACAACTTCGTGACATTGGTCGTATTGCCGCAGTGGTTAATAGTGTTGCTAAAGTATTGAATAGTTAAAAATTTTGTAATCATTTTGTAATCTCTTTATGTTTAAATAATGTTGTTACACAAGGAGATTTACAGTGAACAAACTACTAGCAATTCTATTAGCCGCAGTGTCTATATCAGCACACTCGGCAGACATCACAGGAGCAGGAGCTACCTTTCCGTTCCCAATCTATGCCAAATGGGCAGAAGGATATAAGAAAGCTACTGGCAACAGTTTGAACTATCAGAGCATTGGTAGTTCAGGTGGTATTAGACAAATCAACGCAAAGACAGTAGACTTTGGTGCAACTGATGCTCCGGTAAAAGGTGAAGACCTAGACAAGAACGGACAAGTTCAATTCCCTGCTATCATTGGCGGAACAGTTCCTGTTGTTAATTTAGATGGTATCAAGCCTGGCGAATTAAAGATTACTGGACCAGTTATGGCTGAAGTGTTCTTGGGCAACATTACCAAGTGGAATGATCCTAAATTAACAGCACTAAACCCAGGCAAGGCATTACCAGATGCACCAATCACTATTGTACATCGTGCTGATGGCTCGGGTACAACATTCAACTGGACAGACTACCTTGCTACTGTTAGTCCTGAGTGGTTGGCCCGTGTGGGTCGTGGTGCCGCAGTCAAATGGCCAGCAGCTACATCTGTGGGTGGCAAGGGCAACGAAGGTGTTGCAGCCAACGTTAACCGCATCAAAGGTTCAATCGGTTATGTAGAGTATGCTTATGTTAAGAAAAACAATATGGTATTCTTACAGCTACAAAATAAGAGTGGTAAGTTTGTTAGTCCAGATGACTTAACATTTGCCGCAGCCGCGGATGGCGCTGATTGGTTCTCAGTTCCTGGTATGGGGCTCAGCATTGTAGATCAAAAGAATCCCAACGCATGGCCAGTAAGTTCTGCCAGCTTTATCATTATGTACAAGGAGCCAAAGAACAAGGCCAACAGCGATGAAGTGCTAAAGTTCTTTGACTGGGCATTTAAGAATGGTAAGAAAGATGCCATTGACCTAGACTATGTACCGTTGCCCGATGCCTTGACCAAACAGATTCGTGAACGAGTATGGACACAGATCAAATAAGATAAGCTATATCATTACTATCTTTTAATGATTATCAGTATGTGAAACAGGGTAGTTTTACCTTATACTAACGATACATACTAATGCAGTATGTTTGTTAAAAGGAGATCTACTATGTGGACTAAACCAGAAGCAACTGAAATGCGCTACGGTTTCGAGATTACAATGTACATTGCAACTCGTTAAACTGTTAGATAATGATCGTTTTAAAAGGGCCTTCGGGCCCTTTTATTCTAATAAATAATCAATGCGAGCACAAGAAGTTACCAACGAACAACGAAAACGTAAAAAGCCTAGATCTGCGGCATATGGCCCCGGAGCATTTGGCATGTATGGAACCGATGCAGGTTACAGCGGAGATGGGGGTGTAGCAGAAGATGCTGAACCTATAGATCGTGAATTTGCATTAGTTAAAAAATTAGGTAGACTTGGTCAGCGTATTGTAGAAAATCCAAAACTTTGGGAAAAGTATTCTGACGCCATTGACAACGACGATATTGATTGGATTATTAGTTTAATACAAGAAGGCACTGGTGCCGATAAAGATGAAATAATGAATCTCAGCGACTTGTTCGGTGAAATCGGTGGCGGCCTGGGACGAATTATAGATTTTGCCTGGGCTGTGAAAGAAGGTACCTGGGAAGAAGATTTTATGAATCCATATAGACAACATAGAAGTCAAGATGTGTCGGAAGGCAAGTTTAGAGCTAACGACATAGAAGAATACAAACCCGGCAAAGAAGCATTAAATGATCTTAAGAGTAGATTCTTACCAGACTGGGAAATGCTAGATCATAAGACACTACAGGCCAAATATGTAGCTAAAGATCATAGACATGCAGAACAGTTTACAAAGTTTATTAATAAATTATCTGAACGCATGGATCACTTTGCTGAAGTAACACAAGACGTTGCAGAAATCACAGTAAAGACCACTACATTTGATGTTAAGGGTCTTACTCTATTAGACTTTCAATTGGCAATGATTGTAGATAACTTTGCCGAGAAAGCTGATATTGAACAGGTAAGAATGAGCGGAAACTTTGGCATGTATGAAAACTTTGCCGACGGCAAGAACCCGCAGGACAAAGGCGACAGTAAGCGACACGGTATCAATACCAAAGCCAGTGTAAGTTCATTACGTAAGACTGCTAAACAAGGCGGACGTAAAGGACAACTAGCACATTGGTTAGCTAATATGAAAGCAGGCAAGGCAAAGAAAAAATGAGAGCATACGAGTTCATCCGCAACAGTAGATCAAATCCTGCCAAAGAAGATTACCATCCAAACGATCCTCCACCGGGCCCAGAGTTTAAACCCAAGATGCCTGCAGGTACTGTAAGAGTAGATGTCAGTGATGTCTATGATTGGTACAAGTTAGGACAACATATTAGCAATCTTGATAGAGTAGATCCTAAAATATTTGGCAAAGGCCCACCTAGTACAATTATATCGTTTGGCGACGAAGAAACAGAGCACAAGTATATCAATGCTTTAAAGAAGCTAGGTCTTACCACTACTGATATTGATCCAGTAGATCCTAATCAACCTAAAGGTATGCCACGTCAAAAAGTTGATCCTACATTTGATGTTGAAGATTCCAATAAGCCAGAAAAGAAAAACTTTTAACTATATCTGTCAACGCAGACTGTAGGTAAGGCGTTATATATGTATACAGATAAATTTCTGTATATTAACCAAAAAAGGAAACTTTATATGAAATTAGTTGCAACTTTAATCGCTTCGTTATTTGCCGTATCTGCCTTTGCCGCTGAGCCAGCAAAGAAAGCAGAAGCCAAACCTGCTGCCGCAGCCCCTGCTCCAGCCGCTAGTGCTCCAGCCGCACCCAAAGCTGATGCCACTAAAAGTGAAGCCAAACCTGCCGCTAAAAAGGACGACAAAAAGGCTGCTGAGCCAGCTCCAGCAAAGAAGTGATATAGAAGACAGTGATACCTGCAATGGATCTGAAGATATTGAACTACATGTTGGATATCGAAGACCAGAACTAATTCGAGTAGATGTTATCGACGATGATAATGATTTGAGTGAGTATGTAAGGTTAAGACTGTTTATTGCTAGGATCAAAGCTTTAGAAGCTTACAATAGAAAATGGGCTGCTTGACAGCCCATTTTTCTTGACTGTTATATCTATATCAAGTATAATATGTTTACTTTATCCATTCTCTGGAGCATATATGATTACCCTAAAAGAGTTTCTCGAAACAATTGACTACAAAATTACCGAAGGCAGCGAGTACTACTGGAATTGCTTTGGCCCAGATGCATACAGTTTAGATCATTGGGACGGTGATCACGAAGGCTGTGCCCTGCATGTGGTCTTTGACAAGACTAGTCAAACTGTCTATACAGTAGAAGCACACGATTATACTAACCGCCGCAGTTATCGATTAATTAACAGTGAGTTCAAAGAAGCACATGACAACGAAGTTACTGCCAGAGGCATTGACGATGTGGCCTATGACGATGTTAACTATATTGATTTAGAAAGTGCAGAAGATTGGTTAGAAAAAGCCCGTGCTATCTTTCTTGGAGAAGACTACGATACTCGTGTGAGTATCCCGCTAGACATTCCCAAAGACGATCTCTACACTTATATGTTGGCTGCACATGAACGCGACATGTCACTTAATGAGTTCGTTGAAGAAGCAATTCGTAATGCTGTAAAAGAACTTGAGCAGGATCCAGAAGGTTTTAAACAACGAGCAGAGCGGTGGAAGCATGAAAAAAATATTCTATGAGAAACAGGGACGACGATACATTCCTGTGGCGGAGTATGATAACGAGCTTTTGGACTCACTGCCCAAAGGTGCTCATTTGGTTATGGTTTACCCTGGAGGTAGCTCTCGCCGTTTTAACATTGATCCTAACTATGCGGGAATGATTGCCGCAGGTCGTGTTGCTGAAGATGCTATTTGTAAAGCCATTAACAAAGCCAGTGAACTACGCCCTAAACAGACTCCTCTCACAGAAGGACAACGTCGAGCATGGCGCAAGTTAGCCAAAGAGTTTGGCGATGAACTGTGTACCCTGCACGGTGCTAGCACTCACGACATTGCCGAAGCAGGAGTTAAAGCTATGATGACCGAAGCAGATAAGCTCATGGCCAATCCTACTGTGCGTAAGTCTTTTGAAAAGTTTATCATGCTCTGCGAATTGACAAAACAGAATGAACCTCACAATTAAAAAGACTGATAAACGGCATACCGGAGGAGGGCAATGGAAGTGGCTGGTCATTGTAGAACGTAGACCTGCTGTGCCCTATGGTAGTCCTGCAATGATTCAAAAGACTCAGGATCTTAATGAGATTAGAGATTGGTGCTGGCAAACCTACGGTGCTAGCTGTGAGTTAGAATTTTGGCTGCGTGTACCTGAAGACGGACAAAAAAGAAATGAAAAGTGGTGTTGGCACACTAACTATGACAACTTTAAAATTTATCTACGCACAGATAAAGAAGTAAACTGGTTTAAGTTGAAATGGCTATAACTCAGTATGCGTGAAGTTATTATACCAGATAAGAATGCTAATGAAATTATGGAACTCGTAAAGGAGTTACGCCAGCACGGACTAATACAGGGACAGGACTTCGATTTTAAGTATCAACCCCCTGTCTGGGATGACTTCAGTGGACATGCCGTACATGAAAAACATACTGTGTTTTATTTTCATACAGAAAAGTATGCAACCTTTTTTCAATTAAAATGGTCATGAGAAAGAAGCGCCTGCTCACTGATCGTTCTGGTGATCTACAAGAACAAATAATAGCAAAACAATCAAAACGAATAGCAGACGAGGTAGATGCTGAAGTCTTACGAAACATGCTCTGTGAAATAGGGTGGCATCAAGTTATTGTTCCTCGACCTATGACCTACGAACAAAGCAATGAACTTGATCAATGGCTTCGTGATAGTATTAAAGGCCGCCATTGGGATCGAGGATTAGTATTCTTATTTGAAGAAGAACGTGATGCTATGTGGTTTAAGTTGAGGTGGCTATCATGATTAGCTTCGATGTTAAACCAAATGTTACCTATGATGTAATCTATGTTGAAGGCAATATTGCCCCTGCCCTAGAATGGTGTAATAAAACTTTTGGTCCGCCGGGTGACCGCTGGTTTATATCTAACCATAGGTTCTATTTCTTGCAGGAAAAAGATGCTATGCTATTTGAATTAAGGTGGTAATATGAAGTTCTATCAAAAGTATGACATGCAGGTATATCCAAGCCAACGCAAGATGCGTAGGATTCCTCATATGCGTAACTATACTAATCTATGGAACATAGATGTATCCGATTCGGCTGTTTATCAACATACTTTTGATGTTGAAGAAGTAGAATGTGTTGATGTAGTCATGCCTAAAGATAGACTAGAAGAATTAGAACGTATGATAGAATGGTATGAAAACAGAGAACACAAGATAAAACAACAAGCAGAAATAGTTGAGATGCTACGCAGAGATGAACGTGTACGCATAGAGTATCCTGCTGTACAAAAAGCCTATATGAAGTATCTAACCTTGTTGGAGTTATGTAGAAAATGATTTTTAAAACCTGTGAAGTAGGTATATTTAGACTGCCTGGCATAGTTATAGAGTCTGAAGAAGATGAAACTATTTCTGAAGAAGCACTTAAAGAAATGGAAGACTGGTGTAACAGCGAGTTTGGTAAAGGAATACGTATGACTGAAAGACTGTTTAGTTTTCGTAAAGAAAGTCAACGTGACTGGTTTATATTAAGATGGAGTGGAAAAGAATGACTGAAGGCGAACGAGCAGGCCGCTGGGCTATGGTATATCTCTATACGGCGTTGTTTGCTTTATGGTTTAATATTATCTGCATTGTTGGTTGGCATATCAAGGAGTGGTTTTTATGATTAAAGGAATAAATTCGAGCGGCCGTTATCTAACTGTGTCTGGCGGCACAGCATCTAACCCATACATTAGTCCGGGTAGTGTGGGTGCAGGCATGATGAGATACAATCCTAATATGAATTGTATCGAAGTTAACGACGGTAACAGTTGGCAACAGTTGGGTGTGAGTTATGCCACTGTTGAACTCAATCCAGATACTGAGGCACTATTAGAGTGGGCAAGACTAGAACGTACTAAACAACGAATCCTTGCAGAGCGCATTGAACAAAACCCTGCACTGAAGAAGGCGTATGCAGCCGTAGTTCGAGCACAGGAAAACTTTGATATCCTAGATAGGATTGTCGGAGATGATTTAGATAGAGAACTCCGCGAGATTGCGCCATAAATAGTTAATGAAGAAATTTTTACTTACATTAGTATTGTCTGCGTCTACACTATATGCAGGGGCAGCACAGAGCTCCTGGGGTCTCTATGACTATCAGCTAGGCAAGTATCAGCAGGCTGCAAACACTGATGATGTCCGCAGTATTGCCAGCATTACTAAACTGTTTACTGCTACTACTATTCTACGATCTGGGTTAGATCTCAACGAACGAGTAAAAGTCACAGGGCGCAGTGGTGGAAGATTCCCCAAAGGTACTATGGTACGCAGGATTGATCTTATGAAAGCCATGTTGATCAGTTCGGATAACCTAGCTGCCGAAACACTGGCTAACACCTACCCAGGTGGCTTTAGTGTTTTTATAACAGAAACAAATCAGTGGGTTAGAGGTTGGGGATTGATAGATACCACTATTGTCGATGCCAGCGGGCTATCCCCAGGCAATCAAAGTTCAGTTAATAATCTTGTAACTCTTATCTATAAGATTAGACAGTACCCTGAAATATTAAACATCAGTGCAGAATCTAATACAATCTTAAAAGTTAACAAAGGCAAGAAAGAAATAAAGATTCATTTAAAGAATACTAATCCAGAAGTATTTGTCTTTGATAACATTGTATTAAGTAAGACTGGCACAACCAATGCCGCAGGTAGATGTGTAGTCATGCTAGTTGAAAAAGCCAACGGCCTACACGGCATTGTTGTACTAGGCAAGCATAACTCTAAAGAAAGAAGTACATTGGCACAGGCATTGTTAAAAATAGTACCTGTATCAAATGCCAATGCCAGCCAAGATGAATACGAAATAACATTCCCTTAATGTCAGTAACTTCAATTAAATCAGATACAGGGCATCTAGGACCTACTCCTAGACAGCAGACTTATGAGAATATGGTCATTGATGGATACGCTCATAGGATCTATAATATTACTGTGCATCAGTTCACAATGGGAGATGTAGATGATTTTGAAATCTACGTAGCACAACCATTGTGGGAGTGGCAGGAAACCGAAATGGGCTCCTGGATTATGAAACACGCTGTTGAATCGCCTACATGGCATAGAATGACAGACTACACTTCTTTTGGACATCGTGTTGCAATCACAGCCAAACTCAAAGGCAAGGATCATACCTATTGGCAACTCAAATGGGGAACTGCCGCTTGACCGTTGGCTTAAAATCAGCTATAATAAAGCTATTGTAAACTTCACTACTTAAACACATGGACGCAATCATTTTTTTCTTCGTTGGGTTTCTTTGTGGTTGGTTCTGGCATGCTAGAACTATGCTTAAAAGGATCTTACAAAACCCTCAAGAGATGATTACTCTTTTGGAAAAGTACAAAGTTGAAAACGACAAAGTACAGACAACAGTCGGCGACAGCATCCGCCCTGTTAAAGTAGAGAAACATGGTGAACAGTTTTATCTCTATGCTGACGACAATGGCGAGTTTCTAGCACAGGGCAGTTCTATGGAAGAAGCCCTAGACATCATTGCCAAACGATTCCCAGATCAAAACTTCCGTGGCCTGATTCCAAAAGACCAAGCTGAGAAGATGGGTTTGAGCAAACAAAGTTAAATTAGTCAACCGTTTTGCTTGACCTAGTTCTTGTATTGTTTTATAATAATAGAACGTTAGCAATTAAAGCTAACACTAACAAGGAAACTAAAATTATGATTAAGCATTTCAATCCAGAAACAAAGACATTCAAGTTGTTCAACGCCCTGTACAAGGGTGACGCTGTTACAGCTAGCCAAGCAGAAAAGCGTTTTGGCATCAAGAACATCTCAGCAGAAGTAAGCCGCATCCGTCAAAACGGTTATGCAGTTTACACTAACAGCCGTACCGCTGGTAACGGTGTTAAAGTTACTGAGTATGTTATTGGCAAGCCAAGCCGCAAGTTAGTTGCCGCTGGTTACAAAGCAATGGCACTCGGCCTTGTTGACTAATCTCAACTAGCTCTAGCCAAGCCCCGCAAGGGGCTTTTTTTATGACTATAAATACCCAGTGAGGTAAGTTATGAAAGTTCTTGTCACTGGCCCTAATGGCTTTATTGGTCGTAACATGATTAGTTGGTTACACCACAACGAATATCAAGTAGATGGTTGGGATTGGGATCCTAAAGATTTTCCCGATGTACGAGACTATGACTGGGTAATACATCTAGGCGCAATTGCCGATATGCGAGAAAACAGCATAGATAAAGTTCTTACACAAAATTTAGACTTTAGTCAACGACTATTTGAAGAATGTCAATATCACGGCGTGCATCTACAGTATGCTAGTTCTAGCTCTGTATACGGTAATACCAAAGACTTTTCAGAGTATGCAGAGTGCTACCCACAGACTGTATATGCGTGGAGCAAGTATCTGTTTGATCGCTGGGTGTTTAATCAAAAGCCTACTATAATGGTACAGGGCTTTCGTTACTTCAATGTCTACGGCAAATGGATGCACCTGCGTGGTAGTCGTGCTAATGCTATCTATAAATGGCGTCAGCAGGCTCGCAAGCAGGGCTACATAGAAGTATGGGAAGGTGCTGAAAACATCTTTAGAGACTGGACTTGGGTAGGTGATGTATGTCGCTTACACACAGACTTTATAGAGCAGGTAAAAGGCAGCGGAATATGGAATGTAGGCTCAGGTCTACCGCACTCATTTCTAGACATTGCTGAAACTATTGCTGAACAGGAAGGCGTAGAAATACAAAGAATTCCTATTCCAGAAGAAGAAAAAACACGTATGCGAGTTAAAACCTGTGCAAATTTAGAAAAATTAAAGTCTACAATAGGAAAAAGACCCTGGCTAAATGTTTATGAATGGCTTGATCTAGAAAGCTAATAAATATATACATGAAAGTCCACGAAATTATTTCAGAAGTAAAAGCCGGCAGAGATCTTTGTTTAAGCACTAAACCTAACAGTGAATTAGGTGCTAGCCAGTTGGCCAGCTGTAAATCACAGGGCCTACGTGCTAGAGAAGGCAACAAAAGCCATAAAATGGGTAAAAGTCCAAAGAGCCGTATGGTCATGGGCGGCCACAAAGTCAAAGGTAAAAAGTACGGCGGCAAGATCCCAGACTGGGGTACCCGTAAATGAGATTTAACGAATTTAAATTAACAGAAGCAAAGTCTAACGACTTTTACACAGTGGGCGACAGTCATGCTAAAGGTGTAGGCACAGCTTCACGTTTAAGTGCTGCAACTAATCTAGCTGTTGACGGAGCGGCTGCTCACGGCAGAGGTAGAGGCCGTGAAATGTTGGCAAACATTGTTAAAATCCCCAAAGGTGCTAACGTATTGATTTCTGTTGGGGCGAATGACACGGCTGATGTAGTAAAACAGAATGTAGACAGTCAAGGTAAAACAAGACTACCACCTGTAAGCAAGATTGTAGGTGATGTGATGAAAGTAGTTAACGCTGTTAAAGAGCAAAGCCCAAATAAAATTGTGTTTATGTTATTTCCCAACGGCGACAACAAGAAAACAAAATACTATGCTGGGGACTATCAAAAAGAAGTACGAGATGCACTTAAAAGTGCAGTAGGTGTTAAAGTCATTGACTACGACGGAAGTCCAATGCAGAACGATGGTATACATTATCAATTTGATGTTTATAAGAAAGCAGGCACAGATGCTAGAAAAGAATTTGGTGTTCCGGCTCCTGTAGGCAATCCAGATGCAAACCCAGCTGTAGTTCCAACCAAAGAAAAACCTGGCGACACAGTATCGAATACAGGATCGAATACACAATCGAATACACAATCGAATACAGGATCGAATACAGCATCACAGGAAAATAAACCTAATCTTAATGATCCTAGGGTCGCTGGAATGTTCAAAGGTAACGCTCCTAAAGACAATGATAAAGACATAACTGTTGATCTTTCTGTGGGCCCTGGAAAGAACTATTACAATCCAAAAGGAATTAAACAAACATCGCCAAATACAGTCACACCTGGCAGTGATAGCGGATCTAATACAACGTCTCCGGTTGTAGTCGCTCCTGGTACTAACACTAACAAAGACCCAGGGGCATCTAATACAAAACCACCTGTGGTGACAGCACCGCCGGCTAATCAAGATAAAAAAGACAATAACAGCGAAAGGATTGGAAATTTACCAACGATTTACCAACGCTCTGTGACATCAGGACAAATTGGTCAAGTGCTTGATCTACTTGCTTCATGTGAAAGTAATGGTTATTATAATATTGTATTCCGTAAAGGTAAAGTAAACAAACGTATCAACGGATTAGAAAACGCTACCATAGCAGCCGTTATGACATTCCAAGTAGAACTTAAGAAACAAAACGGTGCAAGGGGCAGCGATGCTGTAGGACGATATCAGTATGTCGGCGGCACCCTTAAAGAAATGGTTGAGATTATGGGGTTGAATAAAACAGTTACAAGATTTAGTCCAGAGACACAGGACTCTATTGCAACCGCTGACATGCGTCGACGCTGTGATCTAGACAAATGGCTTGCTGGCAGTATATCTCATATAGATTTCCTAGAAAAATTATCTAGAGTTTGGGCAGGTTTGCCATGTCCTAGTAACGGTGGAAAAAGTTATCACCGATACGATACAGCACAGACTACTTTAGCCATAGCATTAGATGCACTTAAAAAAATACGTGAAAGAAAATGAATCTCATAGGAAAATTATTAATAGCCCCTCCTACTGTCAAAGGAAACTTTTGGCAAAAATCTGTAGTATACGTTACTGAACACCATGCAAGAGCCAGTGTTGGACTGGTAATCAATAGACGCAGTCAAGTTTCAATTAAAGAGTTTTCAAAACAGGCTAATGTACATTTAGACATGACTGGCTATATGTACATCGGCGGACCTGTTAACACCAAAGCAATGACCATGCTACACACTTCAGAATGGAGTTGCGATAACACTATGCAGATCAATGATGAATTCAGTCTGAGTTCTTCTGTGGATATCTTTAATCAATTGGCCATGGGCAACATTCCTAAAAAATGGAGATTGTTTGTTGGCCTCTGTGGTTGGAATCCAAATCAATTAGAAAATGAAGTACGTGGAACACACGGCTATGAGCACAACAACAGTTGGCTGCTCTGTGCCGCAGACCCTAGTCTAGTATTTGGCTATGAACAGCAACAACAATGGTCAGAGTCAGTTGAGCGCAGTGGTCAGGAATTTGTTCAAAATATACTTGCATAATAAGTGTTTTGAATATATAATAGCATATCTCAACTTAAATAATATGGATATCCAAAATGAGCGACACATTGCTACTCAACGCCGACGGCGCACCAGTAAGCTTCTTGCCGCTATCAGTCATTGATTGGCAGGAAGCAATTAAGTATATGGTTTTAGAAAAAGCCAGTGTAATCGCTTTCCATCAAGATTGGGTAGTCCATTCAGCTCGCTGGGAAACACAGGTCCCAAGTATTCTTATTCTCAAAGAATACATGAAGCCAAAGTCCACAGTTCGTTTCTCAAAAAGCAATGTTTTCCTACGTGACAGCTATGTCTGCCAATACTGTGAAAAGAGTCTAACTAAAAAAGACTGTACTCTAGATCATGTGTTGCCGGTAAGCCACGGTGGCAAAACTACGTTTGAAAATACTGTTACAGCCTGCGGTACATGCAATGCTACCAAAGGCAACAACAAGAAGATCCGTCCTAAAATCAAGCCCTATAAGCCTGATTACTACGAACTGGTTAACAAGCGTAAGCGTATACCGTTTAATGTAAGAGATCCTGAATGGTTGGAGTATATTCAAATATGAAAAAGTTCTTATGGAAAATCCTAGGCTTCTTAAGCCTAGGTATGGCCTATATAGGGGTTGTCACACCCGGCATCCCCTACAGTCCATTTGTTGTGTTTGCAGCCTATTGCTTTGCCAAAGGTTCACCAAAGATGCATGCCTGGTTGTACAATCACAAACTGTTTGGCCCTTTCCTAACCAACTGGGGTGAGAAGCGAGTTTTCCCACAGAAGATGAAATACTTCATGCTAGCCATGATGTCATTGAGTCTAGTGCTGATGTACACTGGCGGAGTTAAACCTATAGGCATTATCAGTACTGCTGTGTTTATGGCATTAGTTGCTGTGTGGGCTTGGCGCTATCCTAGTTCAGTAGAAGAGCATGATCGTCGCATTGCCGAAGGTCGCAAAGTAGGTTGGTTTAACAATAGCTTCTAAACTAAATAGTAGTACTTAATTGGAGTACTAGATGAAGAAATTTTTATTATTATTGCTGGCTGTGCCGTTGCTGGCCTTTGCACAAAAAACACCACAGGGGGTAACCTATGACGCACAGATCGTTCGCATCAATGATGGCGATACTGTAGTTATAGCCGCACCGTTTTTACCTGCTCCGCTCAAGCCAGAGTTGGCTGTTAGAGTCTTCGGAGTGGACACTCCAGAAAAAGGTTTTAGAGCTCAATGTCCAAGCGAAGATCAGCGAGGACAAATGGCCACAGCCTTTACCAAACAAGCTATCGCTTCGAGTCAAAAGCGTCAAGTCATCCTATACGGCTGGGACAAGTTCGGTGGTCGTGTTCTTGGTGATATTATTTTAGACGGAAAGAGTCTACGATCTGCACTGATTGCCAACGGGTTCGCTCGTGAGTACTTTGGTGAAGCTAAACAAAGCTGGTGTAATTAAACCCCAATTGCTTTTAAAGCATTAACTAAATCTTCAATCATACCATCATCATGTAACGGAGTAGGTGCAAAGCGTAACCGCTCCGTTCCCACATCTACTGTAGGATAGTTGATTGGCTGAACATAGATATTATGTTCGTTGAGTAATGCATCGCTCATTGCCTTACACTTCTTTGCATCGCCTATCAGCACAGGAACTATGTGTGTAGTAGAGCAATCCATAAATGGTAAATTGTTTTTAATTAAACTGTCTTTTAGTTTCTGAGCCTGTTGCTGATGCCGTTCACGCAGTTCTGGATGTGCTTTAAGGTACTTAACCGCAGCCATAGCACCTGCACAGGTAACAGGACTCATACTTGTCGTAAAGATAAAGCCAGCAGCAATACTACGAACAGCATCAATGATTACACTATCGGCAGCAATATAACCACCTTGGACTCCAAACGCTTTGCCTAGAGTGCCGTTGACTATGTCCACTCTATCTTGTAAGCCTAGTTCTTCTACCTTACCACCGCCATGAGCTCCGTAGAGTCCTACTGCGTGTACTTCATCAATGTATGTTATAGCACCGTACTTGTCTGCTAGATCGCATATTTCTTTAATTAATCCTACATCACCGTCCATACTGTATACACTTTCAAATACAATACAAGGTGTCTCTCCTGCACTTCTCACAGAAGACAGTATAGTTTCTAGATTAGCTAAATCGTTGTGTTTAAAGACAGTTTTTGCTGCTCGGCTATGACCAATGCCTATGATCAAACTGTTGTGATTGTTGCTGTCGCTGACAAAATGTATATTAGGAATGATCTTTGATAGAGCAATCAGTGTCCATTCGTTGGCCACATACGCTGAACTAAACAGCAGAGCTTTTTCTTTCTTGTGCAGAGTTGCTAGTTCATACTCTAGGGCTACGTGGTAGTGGCTAGTACCACCAATGTTGCGTGTACCACCAGACCCTGTGCCTGTATGGTCAAGTGCGGTGTGCATGGCATCAATTACCACTTTGTGCTGTCCCATACCTAGATAGTCGTTACTGCACCAGTTAACAATGTTTTTAATAGCATAAGGACCGTACCAAATTGCATTAGGAAACTTGCCGTTTTCTCGCACAATATCATTAAAAACGCGGTACTTGCCGTTAGATTTGAATTCTTTTATTAGATCTTCGAATGGCTGTTTGTTTATCATAGTAGCTTACTTATCACTAAATATAGAATACGGGAACCAAAACATGAGAGCAGCAGAGTTTATTATCAAAGAAGCAGAAGCCAGCGATGCTGAATTAAAGCAACGCTACGGCGATTTTGACCCTGAAGACAAGCCCATGCTGCCAACTACAAAATTAGGCGGTGCACCAGCTCCTACCCTATGGACAGCCTATGCAGCCATCGAAAATATACTGGGTCGTCGAAGAGTCACAGACGATGAAGATAGTATAGAACCAGGGATGTATTACGTGTATCAAAGTGATGGACCTCCAATGTTTAGAGATACTAACGATTCAGGCCCTGGCGGCAGTATTAATATTCCTAATCTTGAGAGCAAAGCAGCAAGAGATGTGGCCATGGCGGTACACGAAGCATGCCATGCCTATGTACACGACAAGATCAAAGGCAAGGGTGCTATGTACTCTAACGAAAAGATCATTAATAACCTAGCAGAAAAATGGCTACGTAATCATTTAACTGGTACAGCATTGCATGTAGCACTGGAAACAATCACAGGCAGTAGAATAAGCTACGGCGCAGACTATCTACCTAAAACTAGAAAAACGGATGACATATGAGAGCAGCAGAAATATTAAGAAAATTAGCAGACATTATAGATCAAGTAGATCAGCCTGACAGCACAGACGGACAAATGAGCCCGTTGACCAAAGGCGACGACATCAACAGATTTAGACAAATTGCAGGACTTGAACCCAGAGACGAGTCTGCTGAGTTTGCCAACGAGCCCAACGAAGAATATGCAGGCATTGAAGCTGTTACCACAGATGCTGGCGGTGGCGTCAACGGGCCCAAACATCCACATGATCTGCGTGTAAAAGATCCTAGTGCTTATCCTAATCAACAGGAGTATTGATATGTCAGCAAATGGAATTGCACACCTAACCACAAGACAAGACAGACAAGATGCTAAACTGGCCATTGCTGAAGCAAAGCGACAGGGCAAGGTAGTAGCAGAGGACGGAACTATAACTGGATCAGTAGACCCTACTGTACCTTGGTACAGAGCTAACAATGTGTTAGATAAAAACTTGCTGCCAAATCCTTACAATGCCAATGATGTTGCACCTGATGATGGTGCTTCAACACTAACTACTGGACGTCCTTGGACAACTTAATTTATGGCTTCAATACCTCAGAGTAACTACGAACACGATAGTAAGAACTACCACCTAAACGATATACACCAAGCAATGGAGTACAATGCTCTAGGGCAACCTGTGCTTCGTGCCAATGTTAACCTAGTAGGCTCAGGCGAAGGTTCCGGAGTTAGTTCCAGCATAGACAGCAAAGGTCGTCTCAAAGTACAGACACAGCAAACTATATTCTTCAACACATTCCAGTATGGTAAAGAAACTGATGTCTGGGATGAGAGCGCAGTCAACGGCGCTTCCGCAGTGTTTGACACTTCATTTAGTCAAATACGTATGCAAGTGACAAATCAAACAGGATCTACGGTTATACGACAAACTCGTAACGTTCAGCGTTATACTCCGGGCCGCACACAGACTATAGCATTCGCTGTTAGATTACAAACACCAGCAACTGGCATTCGTCGTAGGTTTGGTATGTTTGACGGCAATGACGGATTTTTCTTTGAGGATTGTGGAACTGTTGATCCTGACACAGGTGAGCCACAGTATGCCTGTGTGATTATCAACAGTGACGGCGCCACTCCCACAGTGGAAAGAATATATCGCAAAGACTGGAACGGCGATAAACTTGATGGTAACGGTCCAAGTGGTTTTACAGCAAACCCTCAAGCACAGCAGTTAGTCATGATGGATTACGAATGGTATGGTGCTGGACAAGTATCGTTTATGTTTGTGATCAACGGCTTGCCCAGAGTTATACACACCTTTAACCACGGTAATAGACTACAGAGTCCTTGGGCGAAAACTCCATTCTTGCCCATCAGGCTGGAGATAGAAAATCTCACTGGAGCCGCGGGCACACACTATCTATGGCAAGGATCCAACAGTATTCTAGCAGAAGGTAGTGTTGAAAAACTAGGCATCGCTGAAAGCATACTAACACCGTTGACTGGCGTCAACATGCCGAGGTCCAACACATTCTATCCCATAGTCAGTATTAGAATAAAAAACACAGCATTGACGGGCATTGTCTTACCTACTTACTTCCAAGCAAGCACCCTGGACAACACTGACATTTACTACAAACTTATACGCAACGCTACAGTGAATGGCACGTGGGTGGATCATCCAGCTTCGGGCGCAGGTGCCGGACAGATTAGAGTGGACACTGACACAGTTTATCAACTTGGGCGAAGTAGTTTAGGCACAGTCAGCGACACCTTGACCCTAGCCATCGCTGCCAAGAATGCCAACAAGAATGCTGTGGCCACACTGACTTGGATCGAACAGAGATGACCTACAGAAAGTATATCCGCATAGTAGAAGCAGCCAACAAGGGCTGTCCCATTGCTACCTACGACATAGACGTCAACCTAAAGAATCGTCAGAAGGCCATTGATGCATATCACTACGGTCCTGCTAATCCTGAGGAGCCAGAATCATATTGGAAGGATGCTGCTGATCGTTGGGATATTACAGAGAAAACTGCTCGTACTATGAAGTGCGGTAACTGTGCGGCATTTGATGTCAGTGACAAAATGTGGGCATGTATAGAAGCGGGTATCAAAGGCGATGAAAAAGACGCAGATGCTATGGCTTCAATACACAAGGCTGATTTAGGTTATTGTAACTTCCTGCATTTTAAATGTGCAGGCACACGTAGTTGTACAGCCTGGGTCACAGGCGGCAGCATAGACAACAAAGACAGAACACACAAGTAAATTCAAATTAATATCAAATGTTTAAAAGACATGATTTGCATTTAGTATCAAACCCAACATGCTCTAGGGCAATTAAAGATCTTGTTGCTAGAGATTTTCAATTCTATGACAAAGACGGATTTGAACTTAACATAGCAGAACGCAAATTCTATTCTGCAATGGGACATCCTATCGAGCATGAAATTTTAAATCACTGCTGTTGGCAAGAGCCCTGGTTTGAATTAACAGATTCCGAATCTTCTTTGATTTTAGATCATTCAATGTTTCTCTGTAGATGTAACTACTCAGGTGAAGCGTTGGATCAATTGCTGGAATTAAAAACTACCGTTCCATTGGCCGCATATCTAGTTCAAACAAAGATTAAGTGGGGATTTGATTTTGCGTTAGATGCAAACATCGATGGTAACCTCTTTGAAGTGCTACACATAGAATACGATGATCAAGACTACGAAACATTCAAAAATAGAATGCTTACCTTTGACTTTACTGTTCGCCACACTGACTGGATTGATGCTGCTAGAAAAATATGGCAGCATAGACATGAGTGGGAACATCTAAAAGGATTTGATCAAAACAACTGGAAATCTAAATTTCTCATAGGTTGGAACAAATCTGAGTACACAGAAAAAAGTGTATGATAAAAAAAGGCCCGGAAAGGGCCTTTTTTGTTAATATAACAAATTGCTCTATGAGCGTAATATAATTTACTGTAATGTAATATTTATTTCTTTACGCTGCTATTGACAAATGAGTACATTTTCTCAGCAGTCTCAAGAACCTTTTCAAGTCCTGGATGCTCTGGCATGCCAACTGTGGTAACAATCTGTCCAGTCTTTTCATCGCGTTGTGCAGTCATTTCCCAACCTTGGAACTTAACGTGAAAATCATCACTGATAAGATCTTTGGCCATCTTTAAGATGTCTGTACGGATTTCATAGCCGTTCTTGTTAAATTTAACTTCTGGTAATTTTGGTGTAAAATCTGACATATTATTCTCCTTATGTGTGTATGTCTATGAGCCTTTAGGCGGCTCCGTCCTTCTTTGGAAACAGTACTTTAGATACTGATTCTACAGAATACTTGGTCATGTCAATGGTGTTGTTAACAGCCATTTTAGCGAATTGAGTTTGTGCATCAATATAGGCGTGTGCAGCCTTATTCAATGCTGGGTCTTTGAATACTTGATCAGTTACTAGCTTTTTAGTGCTTTGAAAAGATTCAATAAAAAAGTGTGGTGTAAACATATTTGTCTCCTGTGTGTAAAGTATGTGTTATTATATATATCTTTTTTAGAAATAGCAATAGAAAATAATGATCATTTCACCATTAACGCTTTTGCTTCTTCATATCGTCCTATGCGAGCTAATGCGCATGCCGCTCTGGTTTGTCCAATTGATAGGCAAATGTTGTACAATGTATTTAAAAAGTTTTTCATAGATAAGTTTCCTTGTGAGAATTAAATTGTCGGATATAGTTTTCCAACTGTGCGGCATCGGTAATGCCTTTGGTGTTTAGATAAGCGTCTAAACGGCTTTGGTAACTAGAACCTGGAAACATTTCGCTCAAACGTTCCATGATCCTAATCATTTGCTCTGATATGAATTTCATGTTATAATCCTAGTGTAAGTGTGTGCAGATACTCATGGTTTCTACTAATATATTTAGCAAAATGTTATTGCCCTGCACAAAAAACATTTGATTCTTTAAAAAGGTTAAATATAACAAAGGATTATAGGTAAAAATGCGTAAAAGTACCAGATCGATTCTGCAGGAATTAAGTGATTTAGGCATAAATCGTAACAAGGACTTGGTTATAGAAAGCCGAGGTACCAACCTTATCGAAAGTGCTGTCAATCTATTGACTATGATTCGCGAGAATTACGATTTAGAAACAGCAGCTGAATTAGAAAGGCGTTTCCTTAACGCTATACGAACAGGCGAGCCAGCTAAATTTAAGCGCGGCATCAAAAAAATACAGGAAAATAAAGACAATGGCTGAAAAAGGCAGTAGAGTCTTTGGTGATACTGTGCCCTTCCAAAAGAAGTACGCAGACGAGATAAAGGCTAAAATGGACAAGTACCTAGGTAAAATAGGTTTACAATCTGTTGGCGTTGGATCAACTGCTGATCCCGACAAAGATCCAGAAGAAACAGCCAGTGACCTAGATACCATGGTAGATCTTGATGACATCATCCAAGCACTTAATCCGCAGGTAGATCAGTCAGACAAGAAAGACAGCATTGAAAAAGCAGCTCGCCGAGCATTATCTAGTGCAATACAACAAATGGGTCTACAGACCAGCCAAGCAGGTGTAAACGTATTTGTACGTATGCCCTTTGGTCCTAATGCACATCAAGTTGATTTAGAGTGCATACGCAAAGTACCTAAAGTAAGTCGTTACCATCAGCACAAAATTCCCAAAGGCAGTCCCTACAAGGGAGTAAACAAACAGCTGATGATTGCTAGCCTAGCCAAACAAAAAGGCTATGTGTACAGTGCATGGGAAGGACTGTATGTTCGTACTCCTGAAAATAAAAAGGGAGACCTAGTAGCAGATGACTGGGATGAAATGGCCAAAGTGCTATTAGGTCCAACTGCTGACGGCAATAATCTTTCCAGCGTAGAAGCAATAATGAAGAGCCTTCCAGCTGATCAAGCTGAAGCTCTGTTGGCCCATGTAAGACAAGATAAGAACTGGGCGGAGAAACAAGCACAGCCCAAAGTTAATACTACTGAGTGGTTTAAAAACATGTTAGGCAGAATAGAATGAGAGCCAGAGAATTTTTACGCGAAGCAGAAGCTGCCACAGTTAAGAAGCTAGGTCGTGCATTCAACCATTTAGAAGATCTAGTATTCTTCTATGGCAGTAAAGGTACACTAGAGTCATTACAACATCTACGAGAAATTGCATCAGAAGAAGGCAGTAAGACTGTGCGTATGAAGTGGGACGGTAATCCGCAGATCTATTGGGGCCGTGCTGCAAAAAATGGACCACTAGTACTGGCAGGACACAACGGTTGGAGTAGAGGTGCAGTCACAGATAACCCACGAGAGCTCTATGACTTCATAGCTAACAAGAGCGGCACTCCTAAAACTCCAGAAGAGAAAAAACAACGAGATGCTTTCGCCAAACAGTTTGCCAGTCTATATCCATTGTTTGATCGTGCCACACCTAAAGACTTTGTTGGCTATGTTTATGCTGACGGGCTGTTCCTACAGCGTCCGCAGGTAGACCAACAAGGTGTTTATAATTTTTGTCCTAACCCAAAAAGCAAAACCTGTTATCATGTACGAGCAGACAGCCAACTAGGGCAACAAATTGGTCAGGCACAGGTTATGGTTGTGGGACATGCTTACTTCTCAGAGTTTGGCATGGACGACAGCGACCAGGAGCCCATGGACGACTTCAGCATGTTTAACACTACTCCTGCTCTAATAGTACAAGGACCTGTGTATAACAGTACGCCAGTTAATCTTGCCAGCGATAGCATAGCTGAAGTAGAAACGTTCCTTACCAAGAACGCTGGTCAAATAGACAGCTTCTTGCAAAACACTCCAGGGCTTGGCGATCTTAAAAATATATTGTATACCTATGTAAATCAAACTGCCAAAGTTAGGGCACTTGATCAATTAGGTCCGCAGCACTTTTTCAATTGGATGACCACAAGCAAGGTCAGTACCAACAAGCAGACTAAAATAAAAGAGCTGGCACAGCAACATCAGAATGCTCTTGACTCTATCTTTACATTGGTTAGAATGATCATGGATCTCAAAGACGATGTGATCAACCAAATAGAATCAGGTGAAAAGGGAGAGATCTGGGACACTGAAGGCGAAGGCCGTGTTCGTTATGCTGGGCAGGGCAAGCAGTTCGGTAATGTTAAGCTAGTGCCTAGAAAGCGTTGGACTCCTACATAATGTTTACAGATATAGAATTAGCCACAATGAACGGTGGCCATGCTCTTTATACTCCTGCTAAAGGTAAGATGAGCTTTATCAAAGAACTCAAAGAAGCTAGACTGCTGTACAGTTTAGATGATCTCAAGAGCAGTTACTCCGACACATGTGAAAACTTATACCTAGCCCTGTTAGCTTTAGAGCTCACGGCACATTGTAAAGAAACACAGAGCTTTGCTAAAAAGTATGCCAGCGAAACTGTCAAGTGGGGCGTAGAGTACAGAGAGTTTAGATCCAGTGCCAACGACCTCTACAACTTCATTTATCTTGTACAGGCAGAACCTAGCAAAGTAGAAAAAATATTTAAAAGTGAAGATGCTAGAAAGCTGCGAGAAAAAACGCAGTTACCTTTGATGCAGCTCAACGGATATCTTACCAGTCTTACTACGCCCAACAACAGAGATATCTATTTCCTCATGCGTGTTGAACAGGCATTATCTATTAAGAATTCAAACTCTAAAGAAATACGCAGACTATTAAGCTATAAAAACCCCACAGACAGCGATGTAAAACAGCTGGCCTATAGGATCCTTAATGAGTTTAGAAACAGACTATCGCAGTTTGATCTACTACCCGACCTAGAGCGTCAATTAAGCAAGAATCTTACTTTTGATCGCTGATTTTGTCTATTTGAGCCCAATTTTTTTCAGTTGGTATAAATAATATTACAAAGGCCACAGAGTCGTGGTCTAAAGCATAAATCAGAGGAGATTTTATTATGCCAGATATTTCAAGCGTAGTAGTTGGTTCAACAACAGTTGGTGCTAACTATCTTAAAGCCGTACAAAGCCCAGGCGCTGCATTAGGTGGTTTAACAGCCAGCGACACAGTACCATTGTTAACATTCAGCACACCAAATTTACGTCTATTCAGAGTTTCTCTTGCAGGCGTAGATCTAACAGCTACTCCAGGCTGCTATATGGCTCCAGACTTCAACACAAACGTTGGTCCAGCTACAAACAGCAACCCATTGAGCACTCCGCTATTCACAACAGTTGAGACAGCTATTAATGATGCAACTGGTGGTACAGCTACCGTTAGCTATGTAGCCTTAACAGGTGTAGCAGTAGCTTAATTCTTTATCAAACGGGATGGGAAGGGGCCCTAGTTTTTACTAGGGCTTTTTTACGACTATTAAATACAGCATGAAAGACGAAACTTTAAAATTACTTAATATTCATAAGAAACATGTTACTATTACATCTGAGTTAATAGAACGTGTTTTAAAACTTAAAGACTATCATCCTAGTAGACAAATGACCAACAGAGGAGGATGGCGATCTGATAAGTTTATCGATGAAGAACTATGGATTAAAGAATTGCGAGAATACATAGAAGAACTGTGCGAATCTGCTACTCGTAGATTTTGGATTAATATTAACGGCAAAGGACACTGGAACGAATGGCATACGCACGAATACGCAAGATACGGTATTGTATTTTACCTACAAGTTCCCCAAGACTCTGGAGACATAGTTTTTAGAAAAGATGACATAGAATACCCGCTAACTCCTTATCCAGGTTTGTTGTTAATGATTCCTGGAAGATTAGAGCATAAAGTATTACCTAATAATAGCGAAGAAAATCGTATAAGCATTGCTGCAAACCTAGAAAAATTAGTAGACCCTTTGAGCCCATATTAAATAATCCATGCAATATAAACTATATACACTAGTTGACATAACTAACACCGGACAATATAGATTTGAAGACGGCAAAGAAGATCTTTGGAAAAAAGAACAGAACTTCAATACTCTACTGTTTACACTAGGGCTACGGTCAAACATAACATATACAACAAAACCGCAGAGACTAGAAGTAGGCGGCCGCCTCATAGGCTTTGACACTGATGAGATCATACGAGTTTGGCGGTTTGACTGGTCTACAGAGGGTGATTATTATACCGTAGATGATGATAATATTGGTTACCTAAAACAGGACTTCCATCTGGTGCCCTATATTGAAGGGTTAGATGAAGCAATGGAGCAGAGGCACCGTGTGTTCTGTACCCAGGATCCAGGCAAGAATATTGTTTTCTTTTTGAAACAATAAATAAAGAGTAGGCTCATATATAGGCGATAGTTAAAGGCACATGTCCGGAAGGAACTTGACCAACAGGAGACCCGCCTATATGGCAACCACAGCAGAACGTTTGGGCATTGTAGAAACCAAAGTCCATAATTTAGATGAAAAAATTGATCATCTAAAATCAGATGTTAGAGATGTACACGACTGTTTAGATCGTACTGGTGACGAGCTTAAACAACAGTTGCAGACCATGCACGACGATTCCTGCAGACAGCACAATGAGCTGGCTGGGAAGATCAGTGAGTTAGAAAAATTTAGATTAAAATGGACATATATGATTGCAGGTGCTATTGCTGTGCTGGGAATTATGTCAGGCCACTTTGAGAAAATAGAAACTTTTTTTAAGTAATGTACAATGTATCTACGAGAATTTACCCAAGAAGGAATTGTTGATGCCGCAGTCCAATTTCATAGAGAGCTAAACCCTAAACTATGGAATGGTAAAGTACTCAAACCAATAGTAAGATACAAACTTTTAGAAATTGCTAGACATTTTATTGAATTCATAGACATACCTAATCTACGTTTGAAAGACGTTACTATATCAGGTAGTAACGCAGCCTACAGTTATACATCACAGAGCGATATAGATCTACACCTAGTAGTTGATGTTCCTGAACAACAGGAAAAACTACTAAAACCTCTATACGATGCTAAAAAGAATCAATACAACTACAATCACGATATTAAAATCAAAGATATAGATGTAGAGTTATATGTACAGCCCAGTGTAGACAAACATCACAGTCTGGGCATTTTCAGTGTACTAGATAACAAATGGATATCAGAGCCTACCATGGGCTCAGTAAAGATCAACGACAGCGATGTGCAGTTAAAAGTTGACAATTATTTAAATAAAATAATGCAGGCACTGACCAGTGATGAACTGGCCACTGCAAAAGATATACAGCAAGAAATAAGCAAGATAAGACAAGCTGGTCTAGAGCAAGGTGGAGAATTTAGCATTGAGAACGTAGCCTATAAGGTTTTACGTGCTAAAGGATTCATCGAGCAACTGCGCCAGCATATATACAAGTTACAAGACAAAGAGCTGAGTCTCGGAGAACAAAAATGAAACGCAATGAAATCATAGAAGGCCTACGCGATCCCAAAGATAATCCCTGTTGGAAGGGCTACAAGCCTGTAGGTACTAAAAAGAAAGGCGGCAAGACTGTGCCTAACTGTGTGCCAAACGAGGGAGTAGAAGAAGGGCGATATGATCGTCGAGATGCTTACCAACGTGATTATGATTCGAGCATTTCAGGAATGGATGGCAGCGATCGTCGCGAATTCAAACGCCGTGAAATGGAACACGAACTAGGACACGAGACTAACAACTATGCTGTGGCCATTGACGGACGTACATGGAAAGTGTTTGCCAGCAAGAATCATGCGCAGGCAGTGGCCCGTTCTTTGCAAAACAAAGGCAAGAATGCCACAGTACATGAAACAGGCGCTGAGCCAACAAATGAAGCTGTTAAAAAAGAAGCACCTAAACCTCGTAACTTCGTAGCCAAGAACGCTAAAATGGGCGGCGCTGGACAGCACAAAGATAAAAAGAAAGCTGAAAAACAAGGCGATGCTAAACATAAAAAGCCTTACTATGAGCAGAACTATACAGCCGACGAAATGGTAGATATTCTTTCTGGAAAGAAAACACAAGCACAGGTAGATGCAGAAAGAAAAACAAAGCCGCAGACAGCTCCGCAGGGTCAAGCACCGCAACAACCTAAAGCACCTAAAGCACCCGCAGTACCAGTAGCGCCTGCTAGAGAAGCATCGGGCGAACTTAAGGTACAGAAAGACGATGACAAAGCCACTGTGTTGCTTAATCCAGCAACTGGAGTTCAAACACAGATTGACAAAACAAATCCTAACTCTCCAAGACTAACACAAGACCCTACAGGTAAACTTAAACTTACTGCTCCACAAGGAGCACAGTCTGGCGGACTAGCACAGAAACCAAATCTTGCTGGTAAGAGCGTTGAAATAGAAGCTCCTCCGATGGAGGCGCATCAAGAAAAACGGCAATCAACTCCGCAGGCTCCAGTAAGAAATCCGAATATGACTCAGCAGACACAGGATAGATTGGGAATATCGTTGGACAGTCAAGGACGAACGGCTCCCGGAGCCAATTTGGCAAGACCCGCTGGACCACAACAGGGCGAAGTTGGCTCGGAACTAGCCCGTCTCAGCGGCGGTGAATTTGCTACCCGGGCTGACAGATTGAATAAGGCCAAAGTTGATGCTATATTGCAAGGACAATTAAGATTGGGCCCCGGATACGAGGCTGGCAGTGCTGCTGCCAACAGGGAGCTACTCAATTTTTTCCGCCGCAAAGAGGTAGTAGACAAAAATTTAGCTTGGTCCCTGGCATTGTCTAGGAAAGAGCGCGAACGTATTGAAGCTGAGAAAGACAAATCCACCAAGACTTTACCCGAAGATAAAAATCAATTGACGAGATTGATGAAACTGTCAGGGCAACGTTGATATGAAAATACTAGAAGTTACCCAATCTGTACAACCTGTACAACCTACACCTAATCCTAGAATAGATATTACCTTCCCAGATGGAAGAACATCTAAAGACACAGATAAACTAAAACCCGCTGTTAAGCCAGTTGGGGTTAAACCTACCGGTAAAGTTGTACCAATTTCTCAACCTTCACAAATGGGGCAGATGTTGCAAGGTGCTGGCATTCCAAACATAGATTTGCCCGCAACACCTCCCTTGCCACAACAGGCCGGTTCAGGTGAAAAAATAGAAACTTTACCAAACGGTACAACAAGTTACACTGGAGGCTTTGGACGTTACATCTACGATAAGACAGGCAAACCCCTTACATATCAAACCCCTTCTTTTAGCGGATTATCGCAAACAAACGATCTAGTCACCGGAGTTATAACAGTTAGATATGCAGCTGGGCCGCTGGTTTTATCAACAAAATTTGATAAGACTGGTAAGCCGTTAGACTCTACTAAAATTCAATATGATCTAGGATTAGGGGTAATGGGCTATGAAAAAGACAAGGGGATAACAGCTACTACTTGGCAAGACCGCGGTGATAATGTTGTTCAAAGTCGAGATATGGTAAAAGACCCTGCTGCCTATGACCGTGCAATGGCACAGGTACAGCAGACAACCAACGAAGAATTAAACACAGTATTAAAGATAGCGGGATTAAGATGAAAATTAATGAGTTACTTGGCGAAGCCGTT